TAGGTCAAAATAATTGTTATAATATAATTCTTCTTCTTTTGTCATGTTACCCTCCTAGGCATGATTGTATATACTATATATTATAACATACTTTTATTCAAATGTCAAGCTTTTTCTTAATTTATTTCTTGACTTTGTGGTTGAGCTGTGTTAGGCGCTGCTTTACTGGCTATATCAGCCTCTTGACGCTGTTTCTTTAACGTCAGTTCAGCCAACTTCATACGCTTCTCAAACTCTTTATCGTCTGCATCACCCTCTCTAACATTAGTCGATGCTGCTTTGATACGTTGTGTCTCAGAGTTGTATTGTTCTAAACCGGCTTCAACTTGATACTTCTGAGCTCTAGCGTTCGCTTCAGCTGCTTGTGCATTAAGGGCTGCTGCTGTAGCTTGCTCTTTAGCCATCTGCAATTGAATCTGTTGCTGTTCCATCTGTTGCTGTTGCTGCTGCATTTGCTGCTGTTCAGGCGTAGGCTGTTGACTTTCACGAATACGTTTAATCATCTCTTCACGATTAGACAGGTTCATGTTCTCAACAATACTCTCAATTAGCATTGAATGCGTTGGACTATCAGCAGGCATTGTTTGTAACAATTGAACAAGCTGTGTAACTTCATACTCACGTGCCATCATACCAAGGGTTGACGTAGGGATGAATTTAAAGTCCTGTGCAGGGTATAGCTCAGGGTTGTACTGCATGTAACGCCAAGCTGTTTTCTGTACCATTGGAATCAGGAACATTTCTTGGAAGTTAATCAGAGTGCGCTTGTGACGCTTTATAATCGCTCCAAGTGACATACTAATACCTGCGGCAGTAGCTTCTCCGTTAACGCCTCCTGCAACGCCTGAGGAGTCTACAGCGCCTGTTGCTTGCTGCACCATCTGTTCTAGCTGACCGGCTTGTGCGAATGTTACTTGACCTACTTGACCGAAGTTAAATGGTTGTAACACTTCTGCCGGATTACCGTTAGTAAGGAATATTTTCCCCGGACGAACCTCTGGCTTCATACCTCGTGGTAGACGTGACGCATCAATAGCCATCATTGGATGGATGGTTAACGCTAACGCATCAATACGAGCACGTAACTCTGTATCTAACGCTTTCTGTGAGTTATAACCTTTCTCACAAACACCCCGACCCCAGAAGCGATTAGGCACAACATCCCAAGGAAATGCTACGATAGGACGGTCTTGCATCATATAAGGGTTTTCTTCAACCTTCATAAGCACACCGTTAGCAATGATAACAATTGCTTCAATGTATTCGCTTTCGTCTTCGTCCATGTCGCTTAAAGAAACAACTTCTTCATCGTCCTCTTCAGCTATTGCATTGTTAAACAAAGCACGTGGTACTAAGCCGTAATACTTAACAAGTCTAACTTTATCTTCAGGGTAGTGTGCTAACTCACGGTCAGGTTCTAAATCTGTATCTGTACTAGCAATACCAACATCATCGTCATTATAAACACCTTGTTCTTGTAGCATTGTAACTTGATGTGTTGGAACAAACTGGTCAACTGCACAGCCTAAAGCGTCCTCTACAGTAGATGCTACAGGGTCAATCAAGAAGTTCTGTGGTAAGACAGGGTTTAGCTTTACAACGAAACGGTCTGTAATCTCAACACCTACAGCCTGCATAGCACCTTCCATAATAGGCTGTGTAGCAGGTTTCATTTCTTTAACTTCTTCAATCACTATCTCACCGATACCTGTACCGTAGATAGCGCCGTTAAGAATAGCTTCTGCTACTGTCTTACGGGCTTTAGTGAATGTAAAGTCTTCTTGTAGTTGGTTACGCATCTGTTGAATGTCAACTGCGTTCTGGTCTACGATGTCATCACGAATGTCAAACCACTTACCACGCCCAAACGTTGCTTCTTCTACTTCGGCTACTGAGCTTTCTACTGCTTGCTGTAAAGCCGGTGCAATTAGTTTAGAGCGTTCTGATTCACGTAAGGTGTCTGAGCCGTCCCATATACCACGCCATAGGCGGAAATACTCTTCGTGCTTCTCTTGGTAGTTTGATTCGTAGTGGTCACGCCACTCTTCACACTTGTCCAACACCCATGATTCTAGGCTTTGTTCCATGTTAAAATCTTCATAATCTGTCATGTATTAGTATCCTGCTATTGCGTCTAATGGTTCAAAGTCCATATCCATGTCAATCAAGTCTGAATGATATGCTACTTTGGCTAATTGGTCTATATAGGCTAATGAGTCTATTAAATCGTCATGTACTAGGTGGTTAGGGAATTGGAACAACTGGTCTAAGAATTCACCGTTCCATTCGTCTTTGTTTAACGTAACAAGTCCATTCTCAAACCGTCCTTGTAATGCCCAAACAATCCTGTCTGTTTTCTTTTGATTACCGTGTGTCAGCTCTTCAATACGAAAGAAACGACTGTTCCTACGCATCATATCGGACAGAGGCGACATAACAGCCTGTTTAGCTATACCTCTCTCGATACCAACCGAAACAGGTCTGTAACGTTCTACAGCCTTGAAATATCTTCTGAGCTGTTTCTTCTAGTGTCCATCTGCCATATATAATATCTTTTATATACCAACCATGTTCACTAACTTTAACAACACTGATTGCTGTACTATCCAGACGTTTATTCTTCTTAGAACGTGACGTAGGGTCATCAAAGCCTGCTAAATCCACTGCTATGTAGTAGTCGCCTATCTCAGGTTCTTCCTCGCTAAACTGCACCCAATGCTCTTTGAATATCTCACTGCCTAAGGCTTCAAAGCTACTCATGAACTCCTGACGGAATGCAAAAGATGACATAGACTTTTTAGCTAAGTTTATCTCTTCAGGGTCTAGTGTCTCGTTGTCATAGGATGTGAAGTGCCATGCAGCAAATGAATCATCCTCACCTGCGTCAGCGTAACAATACAAGTCATAGAAGTGGTTACGACCTTTAGGTGTACCAATGAAAAGACAATCACCCTTTCTATCGGCTAATGCAGGACGTAAGATTTCTTCAAAGACCTGTTGCTTAACATCGGCGTATTCATCTATTACAAGGTATTCCAAACTAACACCACGCATGGTATCTGGTCTATCACCACCTTTCAGCATTATCCTACTACCGTTAACCAACTTAAACTCCATGTTGTTAACGTGCTTAGTTGCAATGACAGGGTGTGCTAAGTCTTCTAGCAACGTCCACATAATGTCACGTGCTTGTCCCTGTGTAGGCGCTACGTAAAAGACTGTACACTTAGGAGACTGTAAAGCCCTGACAATCATTGACCAAGCGGCTAGTCGTGATTTACCACAACGTCGACCGGCTGCAACGACTTTGAAGCGTGACGTGTCGTTAAACACTTTCTGCTGCCATTTAAGCAGTTCAATGTTTAGTTCCATTAGAAGTTATTCCCTTCAACCATAGCTCTCATAAGCCCTGAATCCAATTCTACAGGCTCTTCAGGACTTTCCTGTAGGAATGTATCATAAAACTGTTTATTACGTGCTAATGGCTTTTTAGAGCCTGTCTTGTCTGTGTAAGACCGTTCATACTCTTCACTTGCTGTTTCCATGTCGTTATTAAGCACTGCTTCTGTAAACTTAGGAAACTTCTCAACAGTACCTTGCACACCTAGATTGAATGCAAAGTCTAACAACATTTCTTTATTCTTAGGTGGTAGGTTTTCATAACGTCTACCTAGTGTCTGACTTAGTTCCTGTTCTTTCTTAACTAAATCCATGTGTAGTATCTGTTCAGCCTTTTCAGGTGTTATGTTAGCTAACGGAATACCATATACTTTACCGGCTTTTGCCTCTTCTGGTGTTAACTTGTGACCATAACCAACTGTATCTAAACCACCTTCAGGTGATGCGTGAACAGCATTCTTACCAGACACCATTAACGGTTCATTCTCTGCTTTCTTTATAAAGTCTATAAAGCTGTTGCTATATTTATTCATCGTTAATGTCCTCGAATTCTCCGTCAACAACGTCATTCCCAACTTTAACGTTAGGAACACCGCTAATATTAATACTAATCGCATTACTACCACCATTCTTGATAACGTCCTTTTCAAAGGCTGCTACTGGTGCTATTCTATCCATAACAAGCTTCCACGCTGCTGCTTGATTCTTATGTTCATTGTCTAAAGCAGCGTCAAAGATAGATTCCAATACTTTACTTGATTTAGGAGAAGCTAACATACGAGCTTTATATTCGTTAATGATAGAAGCATCACCTTTCGGTCTTCCTACCTTACCTCTACCACCTTGTTGTTTAGCTAATACATCAGCTTTACGTGGTCTTCCTCTTTTCTTCTTAACAACAGTAGTGTTATTGTTAACGTCTGTCATAGAGTTTTCCTTTTAATTGTTTAGGGCTCTTCTATATAGGTCTAGTTGTTCATGTTAACAAAACTTAATATAGTTGCTTCTTAGAAACGGTT